ACTTTGGAAGCCTCAACCGTTTCGGCTGGTGCTTCTGTAACGGTTGGAGTTGTTTCCACTTCGTTTTCTCCTTCGGTAGTTTGTTCTTCTGTTTCCACGACGGATTCAGAATCTTCTGGCTCACTAGCTGCGACCGCAACTTTCGCGCTTCTTATGGCTGGCTCTGTAACTAATGAGACTTCTTTGAGCGCACTTGCGCTAATTACTAGAACTCCATCGACGTTCTTATACTTTTCAGCTAGAACGCCGACACTAAATCCATCACGCAATCCAGTGAATGCTTCTTCTAAAGCATCAGATCCGGCCGTTGTTTTGCCGATGGAAAAAGTTGCATAAATGCCTTCTTCATCTTCTTCGTAGTCTTTTAAGAATCCGATTGGAGATTCACGACGATGCTCAAGTAATAATTTCGTAGTATCGCTGAAAGTAATTGAGCCAGGCTTAAACATAGTTGATCCGGCTGATGTAGAGCCTTCTTCATTCCAGGTGACGATGCGGCCAGAGATTTCGCGCTTTGGAAAATCTGTCGCCGTGACCTTGATTGAGAAGTCAAGATTGATTGGAGTTGGCTTTGTTTCTTTCATCGGATCATTTCCTCTTCTAGTCGGATTTCATCGGAAGTTAAAGCTCCGATGTCGTAGAGAATCTTGTAAACGTCTGCGCGCTCTTTTGCTGATCCACGCAAGTAATCGTCTAAATCGAATTTAACTTCCTGTGATGCTGGAACAAAATCATTAGCCATTCCAGTCATTGAAAGACGCTCTTCAATCGCCGTCATAATTGGACGCAGTGAGAAGTCCAGCAAAGATTGACGAGCTAAAGTTGCGTTTGAGTAAGTCATGCTAGATCCGGATTCTGCATCTACGTAATAAGCCGGAATGCCTGTAACTCTGGCTAATTCTGTTGCGACGTAAGATCTAGCTTGATTGAGTTGCAGCTTCTCTGGGTCAAATCCTAAAGTCTGCAATTCCACATCAGCGTTCAAGAATGCAGTTGAACGATTGCGACGTGATTGCCCCCAAGATTCCAGAAGCTTTGCGATGCGATCTGCTGGAAGTGCAGTGCCGTTAGATTTTAAGACCATCGTTGGCACTGGCTCGCGTGCGTACATAGTTGCAGCGCGCTCTAGCTCGGCTCCGGCTTTAATTGTTCGACCAGCTCTGTTGAGAATGCCCTCATCGACTCCGTAGAAAACTGATAAAGCGCCCACGCCCTCGTAAGGTACGGGAATCGAATCTACGCAGTAATAATCGATTTCAGTTCCTTGCGCATTAGTTTTAATTGTGACGCGAGTTGGATCAATGCGCTCTGCACTGCGAATGCGATATGTGTCTGCATAAATCTCAAGAATGCGCATGTAGCCGTATCCGTATAACAATAAATCTTCTGCAAGCCAGGCATAGGTTGCGAATCCTGGAACGCGTGGATCTGGTTGATTAATTACCTTTGGAGGAGATTCAACGCGAGCACCATCTGCGCGAGTGCGAACCTTGAGTGGAATCGATGCAACGCTTGACGAAATAATGTTTCGGGCTCTGGCACACGTTGGCACTGACATAAACTCCACGCGCGATGCAGTGATTCCGGCGACGCCGTAGATATTGTAAAGAGAGCTAGTGACATTTACTGGCGCTAAAGATGCCTCAATGTCAGAAGTGGCAGCCGGAGCTGCGGTCGTTACTGTGCGCGAGAATAGACCCATGTGGATAAGTCTAAAGGCTCGCTATACATCTATCCGACCATAATGTCCATCTCCATTTCTGGGCGTGTCGCAAAGTGTGTGGCGAGCGCACTGGCCACGGCTGCGCAGACCGCGACACTTGACGCTCTTCTTCCTATGATCCAGCCGCCATCGCCCATTGGTAATCGAACAGCCGATAGTATCTGCTTGGATAATTCTGCCTGTTTTCCGTGGATCAATCTTTTTGAGGTAATCGCTCCTAGCAATTCATCGCAGCTTTGTCCGTATAAGGCGCCATCGATGTCGATTACAGGAATGCCGGCTGGCGCAAGTCGCGCAGCTACGGCAGAGCTTGTTCTCTTGCTAAAAGCCACATATTCAAGCGGATATTTTCTTGCATAGGGAGCGATGTCATTGGCAATAGCTTTATCGTCTAAGGAAATCGGATTGTGCCAAGTATGCAGAAGCTTGATGTTGAAAGTATCGTCCGCATTCTTTTGAGCAGCTACTAAAGCTCCATCTCTACGATCTGGCGATAGATCAAGGCCAAACCACGTCATTTTTTCAACGTCGAGATGAATCTCATCAGATCCACACTCTTCCCATTCCTTTACAGGAATCGCGCCGGAGATTGTATTGACCCATCGGCACAACACCTCCGTCTGGACGACATCTGGCGGATCATTGAGAACGGCGCGGATATTATCTTCGTGGATTGTGTGACCAAGCGCCGGATTGCTCGCGACCCAATTCTTTTCATCTTCAATCTTGTCCGAGAATGCCGACCATTCGAAATAAGCGATGTCGTCGTTGCCACCAGCAGCCGAAGCCATACCGCGCTCGCGTAGCTGATTGAGAATCAAGGAATGCTGATCTCCAGCATTCGAAAACGTCCAGAGCTGCGGATTCTTAGCGGCCATCATCGTATAGCGCATCGCTGACCAGGCTTCGGTGTCTTTAAGCTGACGCGTTTCGTCCATATACACCGTCTCCGGTTTAGCGAATCCACGCGCTGCGGCATTAGCTGCCTTAACGACGTAGCGAGCGCCGGACATCAATTCAATCTCCTCGGATCCATGAGCCCAGCGAATCTTCTTGACTTGTTTAGCCAGTGATTCGTTGCTTTCAATAATGCTGACCACGTGTCGGAAAGTCTCTAGCGATGTGGTCAGAACGTGCGCTGATCCAAGCTGGAGCGATTCTTGCCACAGGAAAAGCCGAGCCAGAATCGACATCTCCATAATCGTAGATTTTCCATTCTGACGAGCTGCAACGACTACGACCAGAGGCGCGTGCCAGCGTCCGTCCGGCTTCACTTTAAGCGCGTGCTCAAAGACAAACTTCTGCCACGGCATTAGATCAATGCCTATCTGGCTGGCGAAGTCAATGATTTCCAAGCCTTTAGACGGCAAATCGTTCAGCCTAGAGGAGATTCTAGGCGTTCCTGAGCCGATTAGACGCTCTGGTGTAGGAGAGATTCCCTGTTCCTCCCTGTTCGCCTCTGAGACGACCTTGAGTGCCCTTGTTTGACCCTGTTTAGCCTTAGTCATGACTTGTGCTCTCTTGTGTCGGTGAAAACGGAAAAGGAAGAGTCAGAGGTGTCCTTGCCTTACCAAAAAACGGGCTCATTCGGTTGCCTTTCGAGTAATTGCATCGCGTACACGCTGCTAAGAGGTTATCGGGCTCATCAGTGCCGCCCTTGCTGATTGGAATCACGTGATCCACAGTCGTGGCATCGTTGCCACAGTATTGGCAGAGATAACCGTCTCTGATAAGTATGCGCTCACGTATCTTTGACCAGGCTCTAGTGCCTCCGTTAGCTCTTGCTGACTTAGCTGCCATCAGTGATAGCCATTAGCTTGGAAGAATCTCCATGCGTTGCACATAGATCCGTAGCGTCCCTTGATGTATCTGATAGTCCAGTCAATCTGACGATAGCCATCAAGATTCTTATAGGTTTCATTACGCATCTGGCCGATACCGTAGTGCGATCCATTACGAGCTTTAGGATTCCACTGTCGATTCTCTTTGTTTATCAGCTTATAGAAGCATTGATATTGCTCATCATTAACAATTCTTGAATGTGCATAAAGCTTGAATGAATCGCTCTGTGTAGCTGCTTTGGCTTCTGTTGTTGTGGATACTGTCAAGATCACGATTGACATAGGAATAGCCAATAAGTTTTTATTCTTTATTTTTATATTTATTTTCTTTTTATTTATCTTTATTTTCAAGATATTATCTTTCAAGTATAGCGATGAATCCTGACATTCTGTCAAGGATTGAGTCCGGAGTGTCGTATCGTCCACAGATGCCTGTGGATAAGTCTGTGGATAACTATTCAAGGCCAGCCACCAGCGAATCATCGACTAGCTTGACCGAGAATGCTCCGCAACCTGAACATTGAGCGAACCATTCGTGCATCGTCAATTCGGCTCCCTTTGTAATTAGGTGCTCTTTACGCCCATCACCGTACAGCTTCTTGCATATTGAGCAATCAAATCGCAGCAGTGGCATATTCGCTCCTGACCAATGTTTCAATCGGATTCAGATTGGCCTGATCGACCCACCAGGAATCCTGACGCGGATTCTTGAACCGCTTGCGCCTAGCAAAGGCTACTGGAAGCCAGCCGGCGATGTGATAGACCGGCGACTTGCCGACTACTAACACTGCGATGTCAGTCTCACGATCATTCGGATAGACAATGAGATTGCCACCAACGTATGACGTCCAGCGCACTTCTAGCCCTTGACCTACATCTGCTCCTCTTTTGCCGTTTGAGAGGTTGATGTCATAATCAAGGCCAAAGTATCTGGCCACAATCATTTCAGCTCCCAGAGATTCGGCGTATTCCGTTACCTGTTCGTGATTATTTAGCTTCGAGTTGTAGCGAATCGTCGTTCCAAGTTGGCCACTGTATGAAAACACCACATCGACTGCTCGCTTATGGATAGCCCATTCATCAGCCGCGCTGATTGTCATTTTCTGCATTGAATACAGAACCACAATACGGGCTCTCCTCCGACGGCTTTGAGATAGCCAGCACGATCTAGCATTTCAATGCGCTTGCAGTTGTCGCAGTTTTCGACTTTGTATTCTGCGACAATTTTGCCATCTATGAA